AAAATAGTTGGAGATTTTTATGAATGATTTATTGAAAGAAGCGATTGCAGATGCTAAAGCCGTTAAGGAAGTTGCATTAGCAAACGCTAAACTCGCATTGGAAGAGGCATTCACTCCGCGTTTGCAGTCTATGCTTTCCAAAAAGTTGGCAGAGGAGGCAGAAGCCGAGGAGCCAGTTGAGGAAGGTGAGGGTGAAGAAGAAGCACCCGTAGAAGAATACGGATTCTATAGCGAAGGTGATGATGAAGAACCTGCTATGGAAGAAGGCGAAGGCGAAGACGAAGAAGCACCAATGGAAGAAGCTGAAGAAGAAGAAGCTCCCGTTGAGGAAGCGGAAGAAGAAGAAGCTCCTGTTGAAGAAGGTGAAGATGAAGAAGAACCAATGGATGAAGAATTGATGGAGATTATTCGTCAATTAGAAGAAGACATTGATTCATCTGAAATTGGTGGTGGTGAAAATAAGAAACCATCCGCAGTTGCATCCGATGACAGCACAGAAGACAAAAAGGAAAAACTTGTTCAACTCGTTGAAGAAGAAGATGAAGATTCCGAAGAAGTTGCTGAAATCAAAGAAATTCTCCGTGCTCTTCGTGAGGAAGAAGAAGGTGAAAAGGCAGAAAAACCCGTTGAAGAAGGCGAAGACGAAGAAGAAGTAGACATCAAAGAAGTTCTCCGTGCTCTTCGTGAGGAAGAAGAAGAAGAAAAAGTTGAAGAAGCTGAAGACGAAAAGGAAAAGGAAATGGCAGAATCAAAGCTCCGCGAAGCTTATGCCGTAATTTCTTTCTTGCGTTCTAAAATCAATGAAGTCAATCTTTTGAACTCAAAATTGCTCTTCTCTAACAAGTTGTTCCGTAAGCATTCACTCAATGAAAAACAAAAAATGACTGTTATCGAAAACTTTGATCGTGCATCAAGTCTTCGTGAAGTCAAATTGGTCTATGCTACACTTTGCGAATCGTTAAAAACAACAAAGATTAAACAAATTAAAGAATCTTTCGCGTCTAAACCAACCGCAAGTACCCGCCCATCAAAACCGATCTTGAATGAAGGTGATGATATGGCAAATCGTTTACGTAAATTAGCAGGTTTGAAATAATTTTTTAAGGAAAAAACAATGAGTATACAATCTTTATTAAACGCCTCGGGTAATCCCCATAAGGCACTTATCAAGGAAAACAAGCAGATTGTCAATAAATGGGCAAAAACTGGTCTTCTTGATAATTTGAAAAACGAATATGAAAAGAACTCAATCGCAGTTCTTCTCGAAAATCAGGCAAAACAACTTATCGAAGAATCAAATAGAACAGGTACAGCAGCTGGTTCAGAAGAATGGGCTGGTGTTGCACTTCCATTGGTTCGCCGTATTTTCTCTGAAATTGCTGCGAAAGATTTTGTTTCTGTTCAACCAATGAACTTGCCTTCTGGTCTTGTGTTCTTCTTGGACTTCAAATATGGAACAGCACAACCTGGCTTTACTGCAAATGCTGGTAAAGACACACAAACTGATTCAGTATTTGGTGTAACAGGTAAAGAAGCAAAAGACGCTGATCCTTCAGGTGGTCTTTATGGTGCAGGTCGTTTTGGTTACTCAATCAATGAGGCATCAGAAACATTTACAAAAGATGCTGCACTTGCATCTGGTAAATTTGTAACCGGATCTGTATCACACTCAACACCATCATTGTTCCAACACGATACAGAGTTCCAAAATGCTTACTCTGCATCACTTGTTGCTGGTAACATTTTTACAGTTACAGTTCAATCCGCGTCATTGTCTACACCTGATCTCGAAGCAGTTCGTGCTTTCAAAGTATCTGGTTCAACAATTCTTGGTTATTTCCCACAATACACAACAACAGCAAATAACGGTTCAACCGTTACTTTTGTTGTCTCTGCTTCTGTTGCTCCTGCAACAGTAGGTATTGCGTATGAGAAACAACCAACTGCTACAAGCCGTGGTGACTTTGAAGATGGTTTGACTGGTGCAAATCTTGACATTCCTGAAATCAATCTCGAATTGCGTTCAGAATCTATCGTTGCTAAAACACGTAAGTTGAAGGCAGTATGGACACCTGAATTTGCACAAGATTTGAATGCATACCACTCAATCGATGCAGAAGCTGAATTGACATCAATGTTGTCTGAATACATTTCACAAGAAATTGATTTGGAAATTCTTGATATGTTGATTAAGAATGCACAAACAACAGAAAGATGGTCAGCCCGTATCGGTCGCACATATGATGCTGCTACAAGCGCATTCGGTGATTATGCAACTGCTCAGGCACAGGCATCTGCTTTCAATCAACAAACATGGTTCCAAACACTTGGCACAAAGATTCAAAAAGTATCAAACACAATTCATCAGAAAACACTTCGTGGTGGTGCAAACTTCCTCGTATGTTCTCCACAAGTTGCTACAATACTTGAATCAATGCCTGGCTATGCAGTTGATGGTGAAGGTATGAAATTCGC